GAAATACCGATGGAAGCATAATGGAACATTCCAAACAGCAACCGCTACTTCAAGTCAAGAACAGCAGGGATGCGGACGGTCGTTTGACGTCGCTGGACGGCTGGCGGGGTATCAGCATCCTGTTGGTGTTGGCTGCGCACTTCTTACCCTTGGGGCCAAAACTGTGGAATTTGAATTCCACCGCAGGCCCGCTTGGTATGGCGCTGTTCTTCACGCTATCGGGTTTCCTGATCACGAACTTCCTGCTTCACCATCGAAGTGTCACCGATTTTTTGATCCGTCGCTTCTTTCGTATAGTGCCTTTGGCATGGCTAGGGCTTCTCATCGGTTTAACCATGGCCGGGGCAAGCAGTGAGACATACATAGCCAACTTTTTCTTTTTCGCGAACATGCCTCCCTTCTGGTTGTCCGAAGTCACAGCGCATTATTGGAGCCTGTGTGTCGAGGTACAGTTCTACCTCGGTATCGCACTCCTGTTCTTATTCTTCAAGGAAAAAGGGTTGCTGTTGTTGCCACTGCTTTGCCTGTTGGTGACGGCATTTCGAGTGATCCATGGTGAATACATCTCGATCGAGACCTATTTTCGGGTCGACGAGATATTGGCAGGTGCCATTTTGGCCCTGGCGTATGACGGACGATTGGGCAAAGGCCTGCCACGTCTGATCGGTGTGTCCAACCAGTATCTGTTGCTCGGATTGCTGCTGGTCTCCTGCCATCCCGACAGCGGGGCGATGATGTAAGCGCGCGACGCATTTGGCACTGATTTGCGGTGCATTTGGCACTACCAAAACTGCCGCATCGCGTTAAAAGTAGCAAAACGGGGGCGATTTTAACAGGCTATCTAACCCCCTCCTGCCACCTACCAGTTTCGTATCACCAACTCAGCCGCTTTACTCCCCTTGCCACCACCCACCGTGTAGCTGATCGGGAGGCTATCCATTGGCAGCCCAGCGAAGGCTTTACGCATGGCTGGGATATCGTTCACGCTGATCACCATCTTACCTTTGATCGTTCTGGCCAGCTCGGCCATGCGGTCGTATTGATCGATGCCGAACTCTACACCGTAGCCCTCTGTCTGCCAGTAGGGCGGGTCGCAGTAGAACAGGGTGTGGGGGCGGTCATACTTGGCGATGCAGGCTTCCCAATCAAGATGCTCGATGAAGGTCTGGGATAGGCGCAGGTGCGCTTGGCTGATGTCTTCTTCCAGCCGTAGCAGGTTGAGGCGAGGGCCACTGGTGGTTGCCGTGCCGAAGGTCTGGCCGCTTACCTTGCCACCGAAGCTGTTCTTTTGCAGGTAGAAGAAGCGCGCTGCGCGTTGCACGTCGGTGAGCGTTTCTTCAGGCGTCACCTGCAACCACTTGTACATCTGGCGGCTGGTCAGCGCCCAACGGAACTGTCGCATGAATTCATCCATGTGATGCTTCACCACCCGGTAGAGATTCACCAGCTCACCGTTCACATCGTTCAGCACTTCCACTTTGACCTGCGGCTTCAGGAAGTACAACGCCGCTGCACCGCAGAAGGGTTCGACGTAGCAGGTATGCGCTGGGAACATCGGAATGATGTGCTTGGCCAGCCTGCGTTTGCCGCCCACCCAAGGGATGATCGGAGCGTGTTCCTGATTGTTAAAGAGCGGGGTCTTGCTGGTCATGGTGCGCTTCCTTTCGGATAGACGCTCCTTGGCGTTCTGGTTCGAGGTTCTTGACCTTCAGGTTCAATGTGCCGCAGCGCGGACACTTTATCTCTATCTGTACATAGTCTGCTCTCGCCAACAATTTGGTGCACTTACCGCATCTAACTGTTTCCATCAATCCCTGCCTCACGTGGTAGCCTCGGCACGCTGCTCGCGAGCAGTACGGTGCTTTGGCTAAACGCAGGCTGCTTCTGCGGGAGGTGGCCGTTAAGGTGCGCGAACACTTTAACGGTCGCACCGTCTTTTCCTACTTGTAGTTACCCTTCCCAAACACCCGCACCGCCCAATACATCACCATGCGCCGCCACTTGGCTACGCCCAGCACGGTCATCGCTTCCATGAACACATCGTCGGCGTAACGCTTGCTACCGATTGAATTGCGGTAGCACCAGTCGTGCAAGATGGCGGCTTTGGCGTATTCGCCGAAGGGCGGTAGGACGCTCCAAAACAGACGCGGCACACTGGCGAGGTCGGTAGTGAATCCAGCGGGAACGGTGATCACGTCTTCGCTGGGGAGCTTGCCAACGTGGTAGTCGAAGCCGGTGATGAGTTCCCACTCGCCACCCTGCAACATGCGCAGATCGACGGGGATGGTGAACTGGCTCACCACGCCACCGCTTCAACTTGGGCAATGGTCGTTGCCGCACGAATCGCCGCCTTGTGTGCTTGCTTCAGCGCGAACAGCGGCTGGCCACGCATCAGGATAGAACCCGCCAAGCCTTGCAGTTCTGCATACTTCATCACGACTGGTTGGTTGGTTGCGTCGTACCACACAAAACCCGCTGGCAACGCACCACCGCTGGCAGCCAGCACAGATGAGATAAGGGCTTGCGAAGCGGCATCTGCTTGAAAGGTAGTGCTGAGATAGGCGATGTCGGCAGACACGGCGGCGGTGTAGGCGGCCTCGATTGTCGATATCTGCGCATCTTTGGCAGCAGCCAGCAACTCGGCGGCAGTGGGAGGCGGAGGGGATACCGCTACCGGATAGCCGTTAGCATTGGATTGGATGTACTTGCCTTGTTCCTGCGCCTCCATAAGTGCGCTGTATTCCGCATCTGGTACATCAACAGCATCCGCTGGAATGTTATTGCCATGTATTGCACGGTCGTAGAAACCGCCTGTTTTTTCTGAATAGAACATTTTTTCTCCTTAATAGCCGAGGGCAAGTACCCAAGCGTTGTAAGCTACAGCACCTGCGGGTAGGTAAAATTTAGCTGAAGTCAATCCAGGAGCTTGGTCAGTTTGCGAGATAAGATTGCTGGCGTAGGAGGCCGCCCCTCCAAGTCTTATTGAAGACATTGTCATAATTGCATAGTTCGGAAAGGCTATTGGATACGTCCAAGTTTGAGTTCCGCTTGAGGTATAGGTAACACCTCCCCACTGAAGAATCAGGCCGCCAGGCAGCCTCTGATATCCGGTTGCAGCCAGAGCATTCCCAAATTGGCTGATATTCACAGCCTCCTTTCCAGCCCCACCATCAGCACATAAGAACAACTGCGTCGCCAATCCTGCCAACTTGGCATATCGCGCATCCCCCTGCGACTGAACCATTGATGTAACGTAGAACTTATCCGCAGCCAAAATATACGTGGCAGTGAAAATACTGGCTGCTGGAATATCCCCTGCAGCTAGCGCTGCGCCGGTATCACTTACCAGTGACTTGGCCCCGCCGCCCGCGTTCAACGTCGATGCACCCGTATTAGCGTTGACCGCCTTTACTCGTACAGTCATGCCATCTGCATAAGCGACGATGGCCGGATCGAGTGCTACGACGTAGGCATTCGCTGCACCTGTATCCAATGCATAGTTTCCAGACTGGGCATCGATCAGGCGCTTGATAGCTTCAACGAGTTGCGCGTTGTTCGCCTTACTTAACATCAGACCAGCTGCTTCGATTACACCAGCCAGTTCTTCTTGCAGCGCATTTTGCTGATCTGCTGATAATTCAGTTGGATTGATACCGAGAGCGATGTCTCCATCTCTGAATCCATGTTTCCCTGCGCCGAACAAATCGACGGCTTTATTAGGTGTATCGATACGGAACATTGGTCTTCTCCTAAGTGTTCTCAAAAATGACAGTTGTATTAGCTGGCCGCAGAGCGCGTATTGCGTTCTCGACCGCACCCGTTCCCCACGATCCCAGCGGTGAGTTGCATGGGCTGTTGCAGTTAGCGATGAACTTACCGCCAGCGCTCGGCAGATTCATCTGCCAGACAAAACGATCTGGCTCGCCATACAGAGAATCATTACAGGTGCCATTGCAGGTGGCAGGCTTGAACTCTTTGATAGTCGCGCCGGAGAATCCCATCCGCTCTGCCATTGCAACAAAGTACGGGCGAGACTGGCCTCCGTGAGCGGATAACTTTGCAGTGAGAGCAGCGCGACGTTGCTCCACGCTTAGGTTGAGTGCTGATAACCCGGACACTCTTTCCCAATCGCTCAAGAGGCTATAAGTAGACCGTGCATCAGCCTCGTTATGGATACTGGATGCACTTTCAAGAACCCCATCAAGCGCACTACCTTCGGCACCCTGTGAAGCAGATAGCACGACACCATTCCGGTCATACGAAACGGGAGGTAGCAGGTGCTTGAGAAGATCTGCGTAGATCATGTCAGCGTCACCACTCCGATTTGAGCAATCTGCGAATGCGTCGAATCAGCAAGGATGGCAATATTCACCGCAGGTGCCGTAAGGTTCACATCCAGCACGCCGCTCACTTCCATCATCAACGTGATCAGCTTTGAGCGAGGAACAGAATCACCGACATGCAAGGCAGAGAAGTATGAGGATAGGCGGGCATTGATCAGCGTCGTCGCATCGACCAGCGTGATTCCTGATAAAGCAAGAACCGCAGTGATATCCACGGGTACGAACGTAGGAGCCATCACCAACACATCCGCACAGCATGGCCGTACAGATTCTATATGTGCAGCCACATCCAAGATGAGTTGCGCCGATGGTGCGCCACCTTCCGCCTCGATCACCACATCTATAGAATTCGCCGCCCGGCGTTGGGTAAAAATGTAAGCATCGACCACGCCCGGAACTTCCAGCGCCCACGCATCGTAATCATGTGGCGCACCGCCTGCTGGGGGAAGGCGGATATCGATCAGTAAGCGAGCCAACAGACTGGCATCGCTCTCAATATCTACACCCCCTGTCATCGTGGCGATAGACGCATTTGATTGGATACCAGCTGGCGCTCCTACCAACACCAAAGGAGTCGCTGCTGGTTGGTTTCCTGACAACCCAGCTACCGATGCCTGCGCAGCGATACTCACCGTCCCACCAATGCCGATTATTCCTTCAGCAGTAGTGACAAAGGTGATGGCTCCGTTTGTTTTGGCTTCTGTGGCGAGAGGAACTACTGTTCCGACTAGGCCAGTGAATTGAATCGCACCAGTTGCAGCGGCAGCTGGCTTGCGAGTGATTCCACGCAACATGGCATGGCGTTCCAAGAAATCGCTATCAGCCGTATCTGGAAGTATCTGGCGCGCTATCCATTGTTGGTGCTGATACAACCCTTCGATAGCCGATGCGGTTGCATTAGCACGCATCGCAAAATCAGAATCATCGCCCACTGCCGCAGCAGGCAACTGATTAGCAATGTCGCGCAGGATATCGGCACGGATCTGACGGTAGTCTTTGGTTGGGAACATAGCGTTAAATCACTCCGACTGGATGTTTGAAAGTTAACGTCTCACCGCTGGCGGTAGTCACCTCGAACAGCAAGTGGATTCGTCCGTTGTGGAGCTGCTCAGTAGAGATATCGATCTGCGTCGCACGCCCATCCGTCACGATAGGTGCTAACGCCTGCTGGGCATATTGTTTGGCGAGTGTAGAAACACGCACGACATCCTTCTCGCGTTGCAATTCATGTAGTCGGCTGCCGATTGATTTGTCAGCCCAATAACTACCTAATGGGATGCTTAAGCGCTGATAACACGTATTCGCCAACCCGCCTGATGGATCGCGCTTCACCACCCCAGAGAGCAGCTCGTAATCACGTGTAGCCGGATTGATCAGCGCATCCATCACATACTCCCTGAAGGCGCTTGAGCAATACCGCCAGATACTGGCTGAGTATGCAAATTGAATACCTCTCGCATCGCAGCCATCGACTTACTACCTTGGTCGCTGATATCTCCATCAGCAACGATGTTTCCAGTGATGTTTAAATTTCCACTCATCGTTACTTCTGGCGAATCGATATCTACACCGATAGAAGATACGATTTGCATACGGCGGTTCGCCTTGAACAACACATGGTCTCCATACTGGTTGTAGATGGCCGTCTCTCCGCTTTCCAAATTCTTCAGGCGATAAGTCCCATGCTCAGTTGCGATGACGATGCCATGTGCGGTCTTACCACCAATGGGCAACACGATAGCCATAGACCCCGCAGGTGGGTTGCTTGTAAAGCCAAACTGCTGGAAGTGTTCTACATCTTGCAAGCGCTCACCTGACAAGCCATTCAATTGAACTAACTGCACTGAGCCAGCCGCCTTAACCAGCGTCACTACCCCCCTGAATGCTTGGCGGATGGATGCCAGCTTGCGGCTGATACGCTCATCGATCTGCTTGACCTGATTCATCATGACGCAGCACCTGTCACGTCGATGATCTTGCCCGGCATCGCGTTCTTGCCAAGGCGATGATTATTCTTGTGCGGATGCGCATAGATTGCCCATACGCCATCCTCTTTGAGCGTCAGCACAGTGCGTGTTCCGTCTTGGCGATTTCGGTTGAACTTACGCGCCATCAAAAAGAAGACGCCGTTGATGCCGTGCGGCTCGGAATACACATGTACGCGCTGACCAGGCGTCCACAGCCAGCCATCAGAATCTTTTCCGGGAGCAACAATACGGTGACCTTTGACCGTCGCAGAAAGCGTCAAGCCATTCAGCCTACTATCAGTGATGATCTTGTGTGCGCGGTCACGGCATACGGCTGGGCTATCACACTCGTGGTCAATGGCGATCTTTGGGCGATAGCGGCTTACACCATCGTCAGCGAATGACCCATGCTGTGCATTCTTTCCCTGCTCGGTATCCGTACCGGGCGTCTGCCCATACACCGTCACTTTAGAGTAGCGGCCATGCATTGATTCCTGCTTGGAAAGACTGATAAGGTTGTTTTCTTCGCCGTTTTTACGAATGATTAGCGAAGCCACTACCGGGGTGGTGTAGTCGGGCCTGCCGATCACCAGCGTGCCATCCGGTTCAAACCACGGCCAGAGACCATTAGCTTCTGCCGCACGTGCCAATGCATCCCAAGCGGTATCACCCGGCTCGATACTTACTTTTGTACGGGTGCGGGTTGCATCGGCATCGATGCGAATTTTGATATGAAAATCACTTACAATCTTGGCAATAACCTGTTTAAGGCTCACCAATTTCGCCGTGAAGATAGGCGCAGAGCAATCGATCAGATCAGCTGCAAGATCTCGCCCCGACATACTCAAACTGTGCGAACTCTTGCTCACTGCTTGATTGACCTCATCCACATATCCGGTCATCACCACATCGCCGCCGACCATCACCTTCACAGCCGCCCCAGCAACGACATCAGGCGGTACGTTTCCGTCACTCAAGCCAAGTGAAACAGCCCAGCCATCAGCTGGGGTAAGCAGGTCAGAATCGATCTCATAGCTTGACCAGTCGCCATGCACATTTCCGCCGATCAGCAGATTGACTTTGTCGTTATCTGGCGTAGGCATAGATGCTGTCTCCAACATTCAAGAATGGCGCACGTGCACCATTCAGGCGATACAACTCTGAAGCACGTGAATGGTCGCCATACCAAAGATGTGCGATCAGGCGCATGGTGCCGGGTGTTTCCACCATGCGAAGGATAAGCGGCGGGCGCAAAGCAATGATCGCTTGCGCCGCCTCTTGAACCGCCAGCGCTTGGCCTTTCAGCGGTTCGGTGATTGCTCGGCTCTGCTCGATGCCATAAACAGTACGCACCTGAGCAATGGCCGTGTCGATTGCAGTGCGGGCCTTATTGCAGACAAGCTCGATCTGGCTGGGTGACATGGTGGGAGTAGCCGCTTCGCTGGACAATAGATAACTCGCCGCATTGGCCATACCGACCGCAACATTGACCTGTATCGTAACGGCGGCAGCTGCAATCGCTTGCGCTTCAGTAGGCTCGTTATCGGCTGCAACTAAAGGTTGGGCGACAGAAGGTGCCGCACTGAATATCGAGAATGCATTTAGGTCGCTTTGGATGCTTGCCCAATCTGCATCTAAACGCGCACCCCATTCACGCACATCAAGAATGCCACCGACCAGAGACGAGATATCGTTACCCCATGCGCGCGGATAAGCCAATACATCCAGACCGGACAACAACACCCCAGCCGATGAAGTGATAGCGAGCAAGGGCGCAGTCAAACTGGCACGTAATGTATCCAAACCAGCCATTGGGTTGGCCGCGCGCAATCGGTCGATCAGCTTGCCGACATTCTCAGACGCAGAAGCAATCGCAATAGAGCCCTGCTGGGTGATGGCCTCGGTCTTTTGAGAGATACGAACATCGCCGAAGAACGACTTACCCGGTGTCGATTCGATGAACTCGATGGTGACAGAAGCGTAATCTGGGTTCTCCGCATCATGATGAACGGATACTCGGGATGGTTGCGCGTTCTTGATTGATCCAAAGACAGGGTGAACGAACTCACCAGAACCAGACTGCTCAAGCGCCGCCAAAAAACCCTGCAAACGCACCTCATAATCATCGCCATAAAACACAGCCTCCACGCCTATCCGGCGCGCGCCACGCCCCATGTCCTCTACATCAGCACCGTCCACATAAGGATAGGTATGCTCGGCGAGCGCACGATCCGCGCTGTCGTCGGTTTTAACGATGTCAAAAATGACACCACGAAATGATGCTTCCAGTAATGTGTCTGCCCAAGCCATGCGCTGACTTTACGCGCGCGCATGAGGGCAGTTAAGGCGGAAGGACTTCCGCTAGAGATGGTTAGTTTCTGGTTGAAGTGCGAGCGTTGCGCAGATTCACCGCAGCGGCGATCTGCTCACCGTCGAGATGCAAGGTGACGTTGAGGGCCTCTTGTGCAGTTTCATTCCCAAGCTTGGCGAGAATAGTAGCGATCATGCCGCCGAGATTGTCACCGAATTCAGTTCCTTCGACAGCATACTTGTTGACCAGCGTACCAGCCCCATAACCACCAGCGCCCGCGCCAGCCACAGCTAACCCACCAAGCGATAGGGCAGCCGCGCCACCGCGTAGCGCCAAGCCGCCTGCACCCACCGCAAGCGACTTACCTTTTGAAAGCAAGCTGGTCAGCCCACCGCCCTTGCCACCCATCAATGTCGCCCCCATCGATGCAGCGGCCAATGCCGTCAGAGCGGTCGTGGCTGCGATAGTGGATGCCGTGAACAATGGAAACTCTTGCGCGATGGTCGTGAATCCCACTGCGACCGCTCCCACTAGCGGCGTCAATTTCTCAAACGCATTTTGCGTGGCAAAGGTCTTCTCATTCGAAGCCTGCTGCACTTTAAAACCTGCCTCTTGAGAGATCACTGCATAGTTCTTTTCTGCCGCACCTTCACCCGCCAAGGCTCTCTTTTGCACGTCAGACATATAGCCACGGTTACCCATGATGCCGACCAGTGCCATCAATGCTTGACGGTCTTGCACCAATTGCCCAATGGCAGAACCTTGCAGGATGTCCGCTTGGGATGCCAGGATGTCACGTCGATCAGAACCCGTTGCCGTCTTCAGCTTGGCCTGCAACGCTTGAAATTCTCCATTCTTGGCGACGACGCTATCAACTACGCCAACGAAGGCATCGAGCGAATCGATACCTTTACCGCGCGCTGCCGCTAGAGTTCCAGAGAGATTGATGCCCAT